ATGAGGCGCGATTGGTGCGGGCGAGAATCGGGATCGTGCTGAAAGAGGCCCAAACTAATCTTCCTTTGGGGAGTAAAGTATATAACTCCCGTATATATCGGTACATAGCGGTACATGTACCACCTTGTACCGGGTGACGTACTGGAAGGTACAGGGGATTCCCCGCCACCTGCCGGGTGGGGACGCTGGGAAGGACAGCGTGGGAGGACCGGCAGGGGCGGGGAATTCGGTTAGCGGCAGGAGCCGCGGGTCTTGCGCTTGTTACGCACTGGGTGCCTCCTGTGGTTGCTGTTCTGCCTGCATGGCGGCCATTTGCTGTTGCTGGGCCTGCTGGGCGCGGAACCGCAGTTTCAGCAGTTCCATCATAGGCGGCTTGACCATATCGATGAAAGACTCCCCGTCGATGACGCCGGCTGCGAGGAGTTCGGCTGCCATGGTCCGCATATCTTCCGCGAAGATGGGGCTGTTGCTGTGGGCGTCGACCTTGACCGTGCAGTCCGTGATGAACTGGTCGAGCACGAACGCCCCGAGTCCATCCGGCTCCGGGAGTTTGGTGGCGTCGTTGAGGCGCAAGATCCTGAGCATCAGGGTTGCCACGCGCTCGAGGCTGTTCTCGATGTTGAGGCTCTTGCGCTTGATCCTGCTGCTTGCCAGGCGAGCCAGTTCCTGGGCGTGTCCACGGCCCCGGACGCCTGACTCTCCTTTGCCCATGAGGATGTTCGGCATGGCGAGGGTGTCTGCGAACTCCTCGTCGAGAATCTGCAGGCTGCGGATGAGTTCCGGCGGCACTTCCGGGATAAGCAACTCCACCTTGGCCATCGGATCGCTGGTATTGGCTTTGCCACCCACGAACGACAGGGCCAGCAGCTGGTCGTCCGTCAGGCCTACGCCATGGCGAGGTGGATCTATCTGCTTGGCCAGCAGATTGTCGAGTTCCTGCATGCGCCGGTTGTACTTGTCCTGCAGGTTCTGCACCCGCGACACGTCGCTGATTCCCCAGACGTAGTTGTACTTGGGCGTCGGGACGAACAGCGTGAACGGATGCTCTCCGCGGGGGAACATCTGCCCCTGTTTGGTCATCGCGGCAGCCTGACGGTCGTAGATGGTCACGTCACCGGCCTGCGTCACTATCTGGTAGTCCTCTTCCTTGTCATTCCAGACCCAGAGTTCCCGCATTTCCACGAGTTGCACCGCGATACGCGGGCTGTAGTTCGCCCGCGGCAGTTGTTCGGTGCCGGCAAGGCTGCCGGAGGCGTTGGGATTGATGCTGGTGATGGGCTGGCTTGCGGTGAGGATGATCCGGTCCACGCCGTCCATTTCCGCTTCTGCGGGCGCCGACTGGCTCTGGACGTTGCGTAAGATCTGATCCCGCCGGGGGTGCCCGTCCAGCATCCGGGTCAACTGCGGCAGGGTGATGTAGTAGCTGTGCGCCATGGCTTCCTGATCGTCGAGCTCGCACTTGTCCTCCTCGTACACCCCGAAATCGTGCGGCCTGACCGCATACGCGCGATACTTGCGGTCCCGCCACAGGGTCTTCATCACCATCGAGTTGTAGACCAGGCTCCACTCCACGCACTGCGTCGCCACCATGTCGGCCAGCGACTTGTTCCACACGGTGTTCAACTGCTTGTTGACCACCGAAATCCTGCCAACGTCGACTTCCGCCGCGTTGGGGGCCAGATCTAACGAAAACTGCACCGACTCCGCCGCATACAGGAACGACGCCAAGGTCTGCACCGACGGAAACACCTTGTTGTACTCCGCCACGCTGCCGCCGGACGCCGTGCCGTAGAGGTAGTACGACTCCCGCGCGCTGTATTCCGTCGCGCGGTCGTTGCGCGAAGCAAAACAGGCGTTGGAAACGTCCTGGTACAGCGAGTACCGCTCCATGTCGTTCGACGGGATGATCATGTCTACTCCTTGGAAATCGGCGTCGTGTCCGGCCGGTAGTCCAGCTTCGGCGTCGGCGGTCGCAACGCACCACGCTGCTGGAATTCCCCAACCACATTGGCACTGGGCGTGTTGCCCAGAACCGACGGAATGGCCTGCCCGCCGGCCGGCACGGCGCCCCAGGTCGGACTGTAGTCATGCTGCCCGCGGCGCATCGACTCCATCACCGAGCCCATGTCGTTCCGCATGTCGGTCAGCTTGTAGTCGTCCGCCAGGTTCTGCAGCGTCCGGTCGATGTTCTTGGCCTTGGCGCTAATGGAGAACGCCGTGCGGAACTGCCGCTCCACCGTATTGCACCCTAGGGGACAGACTTCTTCGTAACCTTCAAACGGCCCGTGCGCGAGACAGACAAACTCGCGGAGGACTCGAGAAGTTCCATTCGCGACAGTGCTGCGTTTTCTACCCATGCTGGCTTCGGCATCCCTATTGGCTGCGCGGGCGGGCGGAAGGTCAGCGTCGGCCCGCCACCGCCCAACTCCACGCGCATGTTCATCCGCGGCCGGGGGTTGCGCGAACGCCGGAGCTTGCGCTCCTCGTCCAGCACGTAGATCCCGGCGTCCCATTTGTGGAAGAAGTCCGTCAGGATGCGTTGCCACACCGCCGACATCTTCTCCTTGCCCCCGACGACCTTGTACAGGAAGTTCGGCGTGATCCCGACCATCCGGGCAATCTGCCGCAGGGATGGCTCTTTCCGGCACCGACAATACACCAAACGAGCAATAAGCTCCTCCGTGCTGTACGGATGCCCGTCAGGCGGCTCAGGAAGGCCCACAGTCAACGCAGCCCCGCTCGGCCTAGATAGGCACGCACCAGCTGCTGGCCGGTGTCTGGGCCTCTCTGGATGGCTAATTCGGGGTTTTCCAGCATTTTCTGCTCTGCCCAGAACTGGCCGACCTTGGCGGCTTCCGCGCGCATGAAATCGTGCCACGCCACGACGGCGAGTGCGGAGGCGATCACGCGGTCGTCGTGGGTGTGCGAAGCGTGGGAGATGCTGCCCTCCTCGCGGATGACCGTCCGCATCTCCTCCACCATCGCGGCGCTGCGGATCACAGCCAAGTTGCGGGACAGGGCGTCGTTCAGCGCGTTCATCATGCGCTCCTTGGAGTCCGCGTTGGTTTTCCAGTCCAGCACGTAGTTCTTGCTCACCGCGTCTACCCGGCGGTAGAGATAGGAGCGGATGTTGCCGATGAAGTCCCGGATTTCTCCGGAAGTGCCGCCGGCTTCCGAAATGTTGCGGCGCATGTTGTTGAGTTCGGCCTTGACCGCCTGCCCGGGGCCGTTGATCTCAAGGTTCATCATCGACAGCGACCGGCTTGCCGGGCCGTAGACGCCGGACAGGTAGGCGCAGATGTACGCGAACTGGTAGGTGTCGGTCACCGGACTGCAGAACTCGGCAACCTGCTCCACCTTGTCGCCGTAGCACCGCCAGACGGCAGCACAACTGCGGTCGTTGTTCTGGCTGGCCCCGTAGGCCGGATCTGCACCCAACACGTACACGGCGCCCGGTTTCGGGAACTCCCAGATGGTCAGGGTTGCATTCTTGGGATGGACTTCCTGAACATCCGTGTCTTCGAACCTGTCCCGGAACCGGAACGAGAAATGTGCCCGCGGCTTGCCCCGCAGCAGGGACTTGTGCAGGTCGGTGAGAATGTCGGTGGAGAAGAAGTTAGACCCCGACAGGATGAACGCCTCCTCCTCGTGCATGGGGAAGTTCTGACGCATCAAGTTGTCGTCCTTGATCTCGTCGTTCAACTTCCACCGATACCACGCCAACTGCCCCTGCGTCATGGTGTGCCCATAGAGCTTGTGCACCATCCGCACAGACTTCCGCTCGTAGTCGTTCATCCCGCGATAGCCGTAGACCTTGTAGATGGGCGTGTCTTCGGCAATCTTGTAGTCCTCCTTCAACCACCACCCTACGAAAATCGCATCCTGCGCCACGCTGCGCTTCGCCGTCTCCCACATCTGATGGAACAGGTTGAACCCCTGCGCCGTCGACTCGTACAGGTACAGCCGCAGCGGATGATGCTCCGCAAGCGCCGCCTGCAACGACGCCAGCGCCTCGTCGTCACCCCACGCCGACACCTCGGTGGCGTGCAGGAAGTTCAGGGCCTTGCCCTTGCCGAGGCTGCTGTTCTTGCGCTCGCCGGCAACCTGGTACAGGAACCTCGAGCGGTTGCGGAACCCAAGCTCGAAACGGTTGTTGATCTTGACCGGCACCTTCCACGGCGTCGGCAGCCCGTCGATGTACATGTTCAACGTATTGCGGAACATGTCACGGTTGCCGTCGTCGTTGGTGACCAGTGAACCCTGCGTGCCGGGGTACTTGAACGCCCAGAACAGGTCGAACGCCAGCGACAGCGTGCTGATACCCATCTGCCGGCCCTTGAGCACCACGAAGCTGTGCACGCCTTTCGCAAGCCCCTGCTCGATGCGCGACACCACCTCCTTCTGCGCCCCGTACAGGCGACTCCCAAGCGGCACAATGCCGTACTCCTTGGTGTCAACCCGCAGGTTGTTGCAGAAGTCGTAGAACTGCGCCGCAGAGAACTTCGGAGCGGCCGGGCGCGAGAATGTCCTTGGAACGGCATTCAATGGACAGCACCGTCTGCCGTTTGCCGTGAACCAACCGCAATGCTGTCCGCCATGAACCGGAACAGGCTCGACAGCTCCGGCATCACCATCTCTGGCACGGCGTAGATGGTGGTGCCCTTGCCGGACGCAGCCACGATCACGACAAGGTCGAAATCCGTCTCCCCCAGGATTTCACGCACCCGCTCCAGCGCCTGCTGCCGCTGCAGTTCCTGCTCGTCTTCAGCCACCTGTGCCTGCAGAGACATACCCGACCCCCTTCCCCAATGGGTCTACACACAAAGACCTGTTGACCGAGTCCTTCCGCCGTAACTCCTGCAGTTCGGCATACTGCGCGACCAGAGCGCGCGCCCATTGCGGCTCTTCGTCACGCCACCGAGTCACCGTGTTGGGATGCACGCCCGCCAGCCGGGCAAACGCGGCCCGGGATAGGCCGGCAGAAACCAGAAGTTCGCGGAATGAGGGCATGGGCTTTTCTTACGGAATGCGAACTTGCGGCGTTTCCAGATAGCGCAGGTACTGGTATCTCCTAAACCTTAGGTAATGACGGTGTTAACGCCGCCCGCCCCCGTGCCTAGAGCCACCCAGCCAGCAGGGGTTCGCGTACACACCCCGC